GTGGGAATCTGACCGATTTATCGGCGTTGTTTTATTTGGTCGCGGAGCAACTCCTAATCTCTGCAAGCCTTATGGTTTGTTGCAATATCAGTGCGTCGAACTCGTCAGGGTTGCCTTACGTGATCACGCCGTCCCTGTTTCTCGAATAGTTGCTTTGTCGTTGAGATTTCTCAAACAACATTCGCCGGGAATCAAGCTAGTTGTATCGTTTGCAGATCGATCTCAAGGCCACCACGGGGGCATATATCAAGCCGGGAATTGGATTTATTCGGGCACGGGAAGTGACGCTACGTTTTACATGATTCGCGGGAAGCTGACTCACCCAAGAAGCATAGGATCGGCTGGAAAAACTCAAAACATAACAGGCGCTCGGCAAATCGACCCAAAAGCATATTCTGTAAAAATTCCGGGGAAACATCGATACTTGATGCCATTAGATTCTGAAATGAGAAAAAAAGTGCTACCGTTGTCTCAGCCTTACCCCAAACGCGTTGAAAGTGTAGATAGCGACACGCTCGCAGTCCATGCGAGAGACGGCGGTGCAATTCCGACCTCAACGCTCCAAGGGGCGACCCATGAAGGATGACCCCGCCTCTCCCAATTACCCGGTCGGCACTATTGCCAAATTGTTCATGGTGTCGGAACGTCGGGTGCAGCAATTGGTCAAACTGGGCATCGTCCCTAAAAACGAACACGGTCGCTATGAGTTAGTGCCGGCAGTCCAAGGGTACGTGCGCTATCTTCAGGAACGCGCCCAAGGGCGTCCCGGTGCCCCAGAAGATTATCACCAAGAAAAATCGCGCCTTGTAAAATTGCAAGCGGACAAAGCACAGTTAGAAGTTGAAGAGCTTGCCGATCAATTAGTTCGGGCTGATGAGGTAAGGCAACAGTGGGAAGAAATGCTCGGTGACATGAAAGGACGGCTCCTCGGCTTGCCGTCAAAGGCCGCGCCTATTGTTGCTCCGCAATCGCACCCAGGAGACGTGCTTGACGTGCTTGAAGATTTGATTAACGAGGCTCTTCAGGAGCTATATGAATATGGCGATGAGACTGTGCAACGCGAAGAAGCTCTTGGCGAAGAGCGCGAAAATTTTGAAGCCGCCACCGAAGTTGACGGTGAGCCAGTGGGCTGATCAATTTCGCCGGCTGGACGCGCAAAGCAGCGCAGAACCGGGACAGTGGTACACGGGACGGGCTGAATATCAACGCGGCATTATGGACGCATGCTCTGACCCGGCGGTGCCTGAAGTGGTGGTTATGGCGGGTGCCCAACTGGGCAAAACCGAAACCATACTAAACATTCTGGGATTTCATATCGCCCATGATCCTTGTCCGGTTTTGGTTCTGCAGCCAACGCTAGAGATGGCACAGGCGTTTTCTAAAGATCGCGTTGCTGCTGGTCTTATCCGATCAACGCCCGCTATACGCGGCAAGGTAAAAGACCCGCGATCAAGGGATTCAGGAAACACGACGCTGCACAAAATATTTCCTGGTGGCGCTCTAACCATGGTGGGAGCCAATAGTGCATCCGGTTTGGCATCGCGGCCGGTGCGCTTGGTGCTATGTGACGAGGTCGACCGCTATCCTGCAAGCGCGGGGTCTGAGGGTGACCCTATCCAGTTGGCCCGCAAGCGTGCGGCGACCTTTTGGAATCGCAAGATCGTTATGGTATCAACGCCGACAAACGAAGGCGCGTCAAGAATTCAAGATGCCTACGAGCAGTCAGATAAGCGTCGCTACTTTGTTCCGTGCAAGCATTGCCATGAACCGCAAACGATGGCTTGGCGCAATGTTCAGTGGGACGAAGACCGGCCTGAAACTGCAGCATACATGTGTGAGCATTGCGGGGTATTGTGGAACGAATCAGACAGAATATGGGCAATTCGCAACGGCTACTGGGAAGCAACCGCTGAGTTCAATGGCGTCGCAGGTTTTTGGATTAATGGGCTGTACTCTCCATGGACGCCCTTGGCTGATGGGGTGCGCGACTTTCTGTCGGTTAAAAAAAACCCAGAGCAATTGCGCGTGTGGACGAATACCTACCTCGGCGAGCTTTGGGCCGATCCGGGCGAAACCATCGATGACTTTTTGTTAGCGGATCGACGAGAAGAGATTGAGCATATACCGGATGACGTAGTCATATTGACTGCTGGCGTTGACGTCCAAGACAACCGTCTTGAGATATCGGTGATTGGTTGGGGGCGAGATGACGAATCGTGGGTTATCTCTCACGTAACGCTATACGGCGACCCGTCCACGCCGCAATTGTGGACGTCCCTTGATTCGCAATTAATGCAGCAATATGAAACCGAAAGCGGTCGATCCATCTCGATACGCGCCACCTGCGTTGATAGCGGCGGTCACTTTACCAACTCCGTGTATCAATATTGTAAGAAAAACGCCGGTCGTCGTATTTTTGCGATCAAGGGCATAGGTGGCGAGGGTAAGCCAATTGCTGGACGGCCCAGCAAGAACAACGTGGCCAAGTGTCCGCTTTTTCCTATCGGCGTCAATACGGTCAAAGACCTGCTTTTTGCCAGGATGCGAATACAAGAGCCAGGCGCTGGATACATTCACTTTTCTGACACGCTCGATGACGAGTATTTCCGACAACTTACGGCCGAGAAAATCGTCACCAAATACCACCGAGGGTTCAAAAAACGCATATATGAGAAGGTGAGACCTAGAAACGAGGCGCTTGATACGATGGTGTACAGCTTATCGGCGTATGCTATCATCGGCATAAATGTCAATGCTTTTGCCGACAAATTAGGGTCGAAACCCGAAAAAACAAGTAATGACGTTGCTCGGCCAGCATTAGAAAATCAAAACTTCATCCCGGCACAGCCAAAGCGATCAGGCGGGTTTGCAAACTCATGGCGGTAGTGAATGGCTAATCAATTTGATCCCACTTTAGCGTCAGAAGGCAATTTGACCGACTTGGTAGTCGGCGATTTTGCACAGTGGAAACGCTCTGACTTGGTAGGCGATTACCCGTCAAGTTCATATTCTGCAGAGTACGTGGCTCGCATATCAGGCGGCGGATCAAATGAGATCAAAATATCAGGTGTTGGCTCTGACACGCATTATTTGTTCACCATAAGCTCAAGCGATAGCTCGGCCTATACGGCGGGGAAATATCATTGGCAGCTAGATATCACGCAAACAAGCTCTAGCAATCGTATCGTGGTCGATTTTGGCGACTTTACCGTCATTCCCGATATGGACAACAACCAAGCCGATCCGCGCATCCACGCGGAGATCATGGTTGATAAGATTGAGACCATACTGGCAGGCAAGGCTGACTCAGACGTTGCTAGTTATTCCATCGCTGGCCGATCATTAACGAAGTTGTCCTTTCAAGAATTGCTTGATGCGCGAGATCATTACAAACTCGAAATCGTCAGTCACACAAATAAAGAATTATTGAGGCAAGGCAAGTCCGGAGGCTCAACAATCAAGGTGAGGTTTTAATGGCGTTTCTTGACTTGTTCAAAACCAAGCCAAAAGAAGAAAAGCGCATATTCAAACGCGCTTATCAGGCAGCAAATACGTCTCGCCTGTTTGCAGATTTTAAAGAGTCGGAGCGATCTGCGGATAGCGAGTTGTATCCAGTTATCGGGAGGATGCGTGCTAGATCGCGTGACCTTGCCAGAAATAACGAATATGTCCGCCGGTATTTGGATTTGTTAAAAAATAACGTGGTCGGTGATCGAGGATTTTCTCTGCAAGTTAAAGCTGTCGGTGGTGACGGCAATCTTGACCAGTCTGGCAATCAAGCCATTGAGAACGCGTTTAAATCTTGGGGACGGGTCGGCAATTGCACCGTCGATGGCAAAATGTCATGGATTGACGCGCAAAAGATGGTCATTGAAGGACTAGCGCGTGACGGCGAGGTGTTTATCGTTAAGCATCGATCCTCAACGTTCAAGGATTCCTTTGCGTTAGAGTTTATCGAACCTGATCAGGTCGATGAGGAGAAAAACGAGCGGTTGCCTAACAGCAACGAAGTCCGCATGGGCGTGGAATTGAACTCATTTCGCCGGCCTACGGCGTATTATCTGTTGAGTTATCATCCCGGCGACTATGATTTTACGAGTCAAAGTCGGTCGCCAAAGCACGTCCGAGTTCCCGCCGACCGAATGATTCACATATACCGCCCGTTACGAGCCGGTCAAACGCGTGGAGAGCCATGGACCGCGTCAGCGATTGCGTCGCTGAAGCAACTGTCGGGGTTTCGCGAGGCAAGCATTGTTGCGGCGAGAATGGGCGCGTCAAAGATGGGGTTTTTCACCTCACCTGCTGGCGACGGTTTTGTTGCTGATGATCTTGATGGCAACGTGCCGATCATATCGGCAGAGCCAGGGACGTTTCACCAGCTACCGAATGGGATTGACTTTAAAACATTTGATCCGCAGTACCCCAACAGCGAGTTTGATTCATTCCATAAGTCAGTGTTGAAAGGCATCGCCTCAGCGCTTGGTGTGTCGTATACATCGCTCGCTAACGATCTTGAGGCCACCAGCTATTCAAGCATTCGACAAGGCGCACTTGAGGAGCGTGACGAATATCGCAACTTGCAAGGTTTTATGATTGAGCATTTTGTGAGGCCAGTGTTCGAGTTTTGGCTACAGTCTGCGATGGAGATGGCATCACTTGGCGTGCCATTAAGACAATATGACCGATTCTCAAACGCTGCTGAGTTTCGAGGCCGGGCTTGGTCGTGGGTCGATCCGCAGAAAGAAATGAACGCCGCCATTAACGGAATGAAAGCGGGCGTGCTGTCATTGCAAGACGTGGCGAGTCAATACGGCAAGGACACCGAAGAACTGCTTGGCCAGATTGTTCGTGACAAAGCTCTGATGGATCAATTTGGCGTGAAATACGCGCTGGAACCTTATGCGGCCCAGTTTATGCCTGTAGTCCCTGAAACGGGCGAAGCGGAAGCTTCAGACGACGAAGACCGCTCTGAAGAGGAATTAAACCGGGCGTTGATTCAGGCGCTTAAAGGCGACAGCTAGTGAAGTCGGCTCAAGCAGCAGCCCTCTTTCTTTCGCGGATAAAGGAAATTGAAGAGGGTTACAGACAGCGTTTGCTGGAGCTTGCAGGGCTGGTTTCGACTGTTGAGGCGCAGAAAGGAGATCGCGGAGCGCCGGGAGAACAAGGGAAACAAGGCGAGAAAGGGGACAAGGGCGAGAAAGGCGAGAAAGGCGACAAGGGCGAGCGTGGTCTTAAGGGCGACAAGGGCGAGCGCGGCCAAGCTGGTCCCAAAGGTGTCCCTGGCGAAGCCGGCAAGCAAGGATTGCAGGGGAAAAAGGGTCCAATTGGGCCAATCGGACGCGATGGTCAGACCGGAAAAGACGGAAAGGACGGTCGACCGGGACGCATCCCCCATCATCGAATTCAGAACGGAGCTATTGCCTTTGAAAAACGGCCCGGTGAGTACGGAAGTTGGATACGTTTTACCCAAACTAATCAGTATTTTGCAGGTGGTGGAGGCGAAGGAGCGCAAGGACCGCAGGGCGATCAAGGGATACAGGGTCCAGCCGGAGCCGATGGCCAAGATGGGACAGATGGAGCCACAGGCGCGACCGGACCCCAAGGAGCCACGGGACCCCAAGGAACCACAGGAGCTACTGGTCCCCAAGGTCCAGCAGGAGCAGACGGAGCAGATGGTCAAGACGGAGCCACAGGTGCCACTGGTCCCCAAGGAGCAACCGGACCTCAAGGAGCAGATGGGGCCACGGGAGCCACAGGTGCAACCGGAGCCACGGGAGCCACGGGAGCTACTGGCCCGGCAGGAGCAGACGGAGCCACGGGAGCTACTGGCCCGGCTGGGGCAGACGGAGCAGATGGGGCAGACGGAGCTAGTGCAGCCACGCAGATATCCGTCGAGGGCAGGACATCAACTAGCAAGATAACCGCAGTCTTTAATCGAGCCGGAGCG